CAATATCGCAACCAGTCATCCAGCATGATCCCGACCAGACTCACCGGCATCCACAGCAGGATGTACTGTGGACATATCTGACCCAGGACGTTGCCCAACATGTTGCTATAATCCCATATGCCCCAGCCCAGCCACAAGTTGACAATGCAGCCGACCGTAAACTCCAGAGACGTCACCAGACAGACTCCAATAACCACCTGTTGCCACAGTGGCATGTCCCATGGCATCACCTCGTTGATCAGCCCCAGGCAGATAAAGCAAAGGCCGCCCAGTACAAACATGGTCCAGTGGCTATGCCCGCGCCAGGCCAGCTCCAGAGCTATGTACAACAGTCCTCCGGTGACCCACAGTGTAACGTACTTATCAACCCATCTGTGCTCCATCACCCACTCCAATCTCGACCGCTATCCGGGCAAGGTACGACTTGAGCACCTCGGACCGGTACTCAGACGGCACGTCGGCGCCGTAGAATATACTGGCCACCTCCGCCGTAGTCTGACAGCCGGCAATCCACATGTGCAGAGCATTGCAGTACGTGGTGTGATAGGACACATGCCACATGGCTGCATGGATGATGGCCTGCATGTCTACTGCCGTGTAATACCGGCAGGGCTGTCCGTCAGCGTGGTACTCAATCTGCGCTTGACCTGCAGTAACCTGAATCTGTTTGCCAAATAAATTCAGCTGGTCGTGCTCCGTCAGGCTGTAATGTTCTGTGGTCCCATCAGACAGTGTGACATTAATTCCGGCATAGATAATCTGCTCACAGGCCGCGGATACTTCGGCCTTCTTACCGGCGCGCACTTCTTCCAGCGTGGGAACGTAAGGTTCTGGTGGTTCCGCTGGCTCTGGAGGGGCCGGAGGTGTGTAAACACTGCCGTCATTGGACAGCTCCACCGTTTGTCCATCCTGCTTGTACACCGTCTCGTATCCAGTCAGGGTGGTTGCCTCTGTGCCGTCCTCGGTGTAGATTGTAATATTTCCCCATATGGCCGGGATTGCGTCGATAAAGACGATTTCCAGGATGTTGGCCGATTCTGGCCGGATACTGCTGATTTCATACCGTCGTTTTTCCTTTCCAATTCTAATTTTTTCCATGGATAATACCTTCTTTCTTTGATTTGTGTATTTTTATGTATATAAAAAGGCCCTTTCGGGCCTTGAATTTTCGTATTTAGTGTGTGTTATACCAATTTTAATAATAAGCAAAATCGTGAATGGATATATGCTGCTACCCTGTCAAATAAGAATACCGCATCTGTTGGCGTTAATATAAGAAATTACAGAGAAGCCTGCATAATCATAAATGGCCACAGAAAATCAGGTTCAATAATGATAGTTGATGATGTTCTACATTTCATTGCTCCCGAAGCTGGTACAGGGACTATGGCTTTTATGTACCTGGTTAAAGTCAACATTGTTAACGGAGGATTTGGCCTTTATGTAGAAGCGGCTAACCGAATATGTTTTCTGGAGTCCAATGCATGGCTGGAAAACAGAAATTGGTCTAATTCTTTTAATTTATATATCCGATGATTAAGTTTTGTAGCTATAGAAAATGACTATTTTGTATATATAAAATATGCTCGGAACTGATCATATCCGATCGCGGTAACAATATCTCCCTTAGATAAAGGATACATAAAAGGTGATGCAGTATTGCTTCCACCACCCGAATGATTCCAGCCCACCTGGGTACTATTAACATAGATGTAGCAAGCAGTTGTTCCAAGACTATATACGCCACCACATATGTATCCATCGTTAGGAGCAGTAAATGGCAGTGATACTGATTTATAATTTTTATAGTCTGGCGCTTTAATAATCTTGGTATTGTGCACAGTAGTATAAAAATTCAGGCAAAACTCATTTTACTGCATTTTTATTACTGTGTTCAATACCAAAGCCGCCCCATTGTATGCAACCAACGCCGCTGTAACGCCTCCTATAATGGGCGCTAACCAAGACCAGTTGTCTGCTACCGCGCCGCCAATATCCATGATTATACCAAATGCCTCCGTACCTATCTGAATGAATCCACCAAATACATTGGCAAAGGTAACAATAGCTGAATTAATCTGTGGCATCCTGGCCTGAACCTGCATAAGCAGATTATTAATCTGTGGTAATGCACTCTGTCCCGCATTGCCAAACGCGTCCTGAAAACCTTTCTGCAATAACTGCATTCTGGTTGTAGTATCCAAGGCGTTTTCATTATAAGCGGCCAAGGCATCACCGCTCTGCTGATAAGCCAATTCCAGAACAGCCTGGGCCTTTGCCGCATTACTCACTGCATCAGTGCTGGAAGCAAGTCCCATTGCAACTGCCTGTTGTTTCACAATTGTTTCATTTACCTGGATTCCTAGTCCCTTCAAGGAATCATATTCACCAGATAGTGACGATTGAAACGCCCCCGAAACATCCTCTGCGCTCTTTGTGGCACTATTGAAATTTGTCAGTGCCCCAATTAAGTGCATTTATTCCCCGGTCATTTCCGTAGCTTGCTCCCTCTGCATCCCCATCGGTACCAGAAGGTCCTGCATACCGGATGCCATTGACCTGGCCTCTGCAACTGTTGCTGGTGTTAGAGTTTGGAATTCAGAAATGAATTGGTCTGCTGAATTCGTCATCCCAGAAAAAACAGTATTGTACTTTGCCTCAGTAGCCTCTAACTGAGCGGCAGACTCATAGGTCATTTGGGCGGCCTCTTTCACCATAAGGCCAATTCCTAATACCCCCGCTATCCGCCCGATCTTCCCCGCAAGACCATCGTATGCATTACCCCCACTTTGGACAGACTCATTAAACTGCTCCTGAGCTGACACATTATCCCTTATATTCCGTTCCGCCACGTTCACCGCAGAATTAAGCTGCTGATAAGCCTTATTCGCCGCGCCAATGTCCATCCGTGAAATGGCTGCGTTCAGCTCATTCTGGATAGGTACTATCTGACTAAGATTTCCTCTCATTGCCTCTATCTGATTGTTTATCTGTTCCGTCCTCAGATTAACAGGTATATCATTAAGCTGTTGTATCTGGTTTGACAATGACTGGATACGGTTCTGGATCGATGCCATATCATTCTGCATCCCAGGCGGCATTACTATCATCTTTTGAGCTTGAGCTGAAATGGCCTGCTGTGTCTGATATAACTGCTGAGCCATCTGGTTGACCGCTTGATATTCAGATGCAAACCTATCCTCTCACATCCTGTCGTCTATTTGTATGGATGTTGATATAGCGGACATACGTTCACACTCCTTTCCTAAAAATTTATATAAAAAGAACGCCCCGAAGGACGTTCTGATTATTGTTGCATTCATCGCTCCCCGAAAAGGGAGCGAATCAATGCTGGCCTCCAGGTTGACGGCCTGCATATTTCAATCCACGCTCCCCGTTCAGGAAGCGACTTTACAAATTTTGTATGCAGTAATTCCTTTTTCATTTCAATCCACGCTCCCCGTTCAGGAAGCGACAGCAAGTATTGCTACTTGCGACTACTATTATACCATATATTGTACTATCACAATATGCATTTCCATATTAGTATCCTATTTTAGGTCAAAAAACTGGTGCGAATGCTTTAGCAATATCATGTCAGCTTGACATTCGCACCAACCCTATTTATGGCTCTACGGGGATGGTAATTAATCTCTGCATACCGCGGCCTCCTCCTTACCATCTTTAAGGCCAGCATAATATGCCCGGTTGATTACCGTCGCAATCGCCTCGAATAATTCCCTGTCACCTTCATTTGGCTTCTTTAAATCCGCAACTTTACGGCATGCATATTCTTCTACATCTACTGGATATGTCATGAGCATGCCACCTCCCCACTTTTGCCAAAGGTCATTGCCAACTGCTCATACGCAGGAATCCTTACAACATAATCTGGCACATTAATGCCAGCCTGGAGGAATATATCCCGTACTGCCATTGCAATTTCGTGGGGAGGAATACCCTCACTTTTCATAATACGCTCAAATAGACGCCCCGCATTCGTTGCGCTCTCAATAGCCGCCGCAGATACTGGATACTGGCAAGTAGTGGTTACAGAGTATGTACCGGTTTTACGGAGAGCTGGAAGAACCTCCATTGCTAGCCAGTCTTGAAAATTTTCTGCAACCTCATTGTTTGCTTTAAACGCAAGTTTATAGACCCCCGGTTCAGGGATATATGACCCCTTTGCCACTTCAGCAGATGTACCGAAAAGTTTTAAATATTCATTGACCCGTTTCCATCTCACGCAGACATTGCCACTTTTGGCAACGGTGGTTAAACCAAGGCTAATAGCCACTGATTCAGCGTCAAACTGATAGTTTCCATACTCATCGACCATAACTTTTACATTAAAATCATCGTTTCCAAACACTTTAATTTCATTCTGCATAACCTTCAATCTCCTTTCAAATTTGACAATTCGGAGAAAATAAGGTATGATAACCCTAAGGATAGGGCATACCCTATTCCCTCATGCTTGAGTAAACACATTGCCCGCCAAAGCTACTGTGTTTGCTCTTTTTTTGTTTCTAAATCTTTTTCAAGCAGCTGACTAAGGTATTCCTTTATAGACATATCCATAATAACTGCTTGCATCTTTACTCTTTTGTGAAAATCATCATCTAATTCAACAGCAATTCTTTTCACTTTTTTCATCACCTCCTTTAAAAACATTTGTATTTTCTGTATGTTTTTGTTACAATAAAAGTATAAAGTATGTTTTTGTGAAAGTCAATAGAATTTGTGGAATTATTTTTAAGTTCCACATTTGTTTACATTTTGAGGTGAATATATGAATATTAAAAACGATAAGTTTCTTTCTATCAAAAAAGAGGTTGGACAAAAGCTACTTTCCATTCGAAAGGAACTGGGGTACAACCAACAAAATGTTGCATCTGCCATCGGGATAAGTCGTGCTGCTTTAAGCTACTACGAAAAAGGTGAACGCTCTGTCGATATCGAAACACTTTATAAACTAGCCACTTTCTATAATATTTCCATAGACTATCTCTTTGGCTTAAAAGATTCTTCTTCTCCAGAATATGACATATCTTCTATTAATGAGATGAAGGAACTGGGCTTATCTAGTGACGCCTTAGATAACATGTGGGGTAACCCTGATTTTGTAATGCTTATAAATGACTTAGCTACACATAAAGACTTCCAAGAATTAGAGGAACTAACATATCATTCCCGTTACACACATTATGAAAATATTGACAATGGCTATCGCTCATTTCTCACTAGCAAACTTCTTTATTCTATGATAGCAGAAATTTTCACACAGTGGTATTCAGATAATCCTAACAGGATTAGTGAATTATCCAAAGAAGAGAAGCAAAAATTAATAAACGATATTGAGGCTTACTTTAAAGATAGAAAAAGAGTGTCTGTACTATATGAAACAGGCAAGTACCCTGAAGCCATAGAAGATGAAGCCGAACTCAATTCTAATCTCCGCATTTTATACTCTAAATTAAAAAAATATCTTTAAAACAATATCTTAGTAGCCATCCACCACTGAGTAGGTGGCTTTTTTCTGCATTATAAAAAGCACCTGGATTTCTCCGGGTGCTCTTTGTAAACCTTATTTCAATCCAACCTGCGCTTTAGCAGTGACCTCATCATTTGTAAATGTAACATTTGCGTTAGAACCAGCTACACCATTGCCATACCATGTAATAATTACCATCTTAATACCATTTGTTTCAACCTGTGAAGAAACCTCTCCGCTGCTTCCAACAATTTCTTTTACTTCATCATAACTCATTCCCGTTTCTATCTTATTATATTCTTCCATTGTGATGTACTCACTGGAATCAGATACGCCAGAAACGGATTTTTGAATTGCATCGTTTTGTCCGATTGCTCCCATCATTACAAAACCAATGATTCCGAAAAATATAACTACTGATAAGACGGCAATTAAGCAACCATGTTTCTTTTTTGGTTTCTGAACTTTTATTGGGTGACCACAATTAGGACAATTTGTTGCATCCTTTGAAATTTCTTTTCCGCACTCTGGACATTTAATTAAAGCCATACTCATTTCCTCCCAAATGTATAATATTTTATGACCCTAATTATATCACAGGATCTTTCCAATTACTACCTTCTCCGTTTTCTTCTTCTCTTTCCTCTGCCAGTATTCTTATTGATCGTCTCACGGTTCTTCTTATCATTTTTCATTTTAGTCTCTACCGCAGCGACCACATAAGCCCGTTCCTCCTCTGAAAGGTCAAGAAACTCATGCGGCCACCGATGAAGCTTATGGAGACAGTAGTAGGCGATATTCGCCTCCAGGCTGTCCCCTTCTATTAGTTTTTTGCCTCTTCCACCTTATCCTGGAATGTCTGCTTGAATCCGTGGAATTCCTGTATCTTATCCATGAATGCATTGAACTCGCCAGGGTTGTCAATCATCTCCACAATCAGTTTCTCTGCGCCCATCACGCCATAGGAGTCCTGCAATTCTTTATCGTTCAGATTTGGGGACACGATACAGGCCGCAGCCATTTTGACAAGGTACGTATTCCCGTCAAACTTCGGCCGGAACATCCCAGGCTTTCCAGTGACCTGTACCTCTGATGTGCAGGTATCCCTTATTTCGCTGTCCTCCTTTGTTGTCAGAGGCCTTATTTCCCACAATAACGGAGCGCCCGACTCATCCACAAGTGACTGGGTTGCCGGAATTCTCATGTTTTCTTTTTTGATTTTATTCTTCTTTAAAAATCTGCTTAAATCTCCCATATTCTCTTATCCTCTCTTTCTACTGCATTCCTGGAATATCAGCAAAGGCTTCTGGCATTTCAAATCCTTCGAAAGTGAAATCAAACTCATCCTCCAGGTATTCCGCATCTGCATCAAATCTTGCCAGGACCAGATTGTCTATATTGCAATCATTCAGGATGATTGTCTGTCGCCCCACACTGGACGATGGATCTTCGTTCGTCACTTGTATGTCAAAATATACGTCTTTCCCTGTGTTCTGGAACCTATACATCAATTCCCTAAAACGGCTCGTATTATAATGGAATGTTGCGGAACCGGACCCCTTCAGGCCGATGGCCTTGTTGCCTTTCATCATGCGACCAAGTATTGGAACCTCTGTTTTTACCTTTTCAAGCTTTGCCTCCAGGTTTAGCGCCTGCATGAACAGGAACCGTTCATTATCAATTGTAATGAAACACTCTGCCTTCGTTGCGCTGATTGCCTCCCAAGCATTCATGGTTATATCATTCATCTATGTATCTCCTTTCTCAGCTAACGACCACTATCATATATAACTGCGACATACAGTTAATCGGTGTCACCGGGCAATTCACCACAACAGACCGCTTACTGTTCCCGCGCTCTACCGTGATTTCTTTGGACTCCACATCCTCAATCGCCCGCAGCCTTGCCAGTTCTTTATTGTAGGTCACAATGTCATTCCAGAGGCTCACCCGATCCGCATCGTCATTTGGCATAATGCCCAGATACTTTGTATTGAACATGGATGCGATATCATTCCCTATCTGGTCCAGGACGCGCACAGTCTGATTATTCGAGAAATCATCCTTCTTCTCTTCCGTAAAGGTCACCAACGTGTTAATATCCATCAGAACTCGCACATCATCACCTACGCGGTGGAACATGAATTTTCCTGAACGGACAGCCCTCGCAAGCTGTTCCTGCGTGTAATCCACATCCACCTTGAGTTCACCATCGTATACGCGGTTCTCGTTGGTCTTGTTAACCGCACAGGCCGCCTGAACCCCGCAGGTCCAGTACACAAGCCCCTGCTCCAGCTCTGCCGCCTTGTTCTCCACGGATATGATTCCCTCATAGTCCGCATCAGCCATCCGGTACATCACTGTTTGGAACTTCACGCCGGCCTCGTCGCGCATCCGTCTGGTATACTCTGTAAATACAGCCTTGACTGCATCATCCATGGATGGGCAGCACAATGTCTGGAATGTATAGGACTCCATCCTGGCCAAGAACTGTGCATAGTCCTCTCCGTTCACCGCTTCCCCGTTCGTCCCACCAGTAAATGGGATTCCAGCCGTTGCTGCCAGAGTAGCATCCTTCTTGAACACAACGTACAGATTATCCTTGAGCTCTGATGCCGCTGCCACGGTCTGGCGGTCCACCTCCTTTTTATCGAGCATGGTTTTCACATCAAACTTCGTGCTGTCGTCCACATTGGCGCTGATGACCAGCATCAGGTCCTTGCCGCGTACACCACTGTATTTCGCCTGTCCATAATCACAAGCAGCCCTAACTCCTCCATTGAGCCGGTAAAAGATACCTTTCGTCAGGTTCCTGAATAATTCCCTGACCTGCCACATCTGCGGCGCATCTGCCGGATACCCGAATATCTCCTGGCACCGCTCCTGGTAATCCTGGGCTGTCACAATGAAAGCCTCCTTTTCCGGCCCCCAGCCAAACTCCAGAGGGATTGCCGCCGTCCCACGGTCTGATAGTACCGCCACACTGCTGGCTGGACTCACAAAATTAATATAAGCCCCGGGAAGTATTTTATTCTGAACCGTAAAGCTTCCGCCTCCTAACATTTATTTCACCTTTCCTTTCATGAATTTATCTATTACCGCATCCACTTCTTTCAATGAATACTTCCTGCCATCTTCCAGCAGGGCACTCACCAGGTCCTTCTTTCCCTGATAGCACTCCGCCTCCAACAGTTCCTGTTTTAAAAATGTTGCTTCTCCCTGTTTTGTTTCTTTCAATTCCCAAACCTCCTTAACTGTGTGTTGGCCTCCAGCCCCTCCATTGACGCCTCCTGTGGCTCCAGTTTTATGACGAACATATTGTAACTGACAAAGAAGGTGAGCACGCCATCCTCTGTCCTGTGACTGCGGCCGGTCCCCCGCAGCAGGCTGCCATCCTCTAATGTGATATACTCCAGCCCGTCCATGAGGATGTCCGCCGTCCGGTTCATTTCACGAGAGGGCTGGGGGGTATCGCCAGGAAGGTACTGGATACACATAGCCGTCTCACGATAGTATCTCTGACCAATCATCGGCTTTTCAGACGGTTCCAGAAACTGCACAAAAAAACAAGGCTCCTTAAGGCCCTGTTCTACCGCATCTGTGTAAATTTCATAACCATCGCCAAACAGTTCATTCAGCCGCCTGGTGACAGCATCCATGATATCATTAAGCATCGAACACCTCCCGAAGTTTTGCTTCCAGCTTTTTCTCTATCAGCTTCGGCGCCAGGTCGTTGATTTCTTTTTCCGATATGGTAAGCATGAACTTTCCCGGGACCCAGGCCTTTTTTGCACTTACGCCTAAGGCTGGGATATAGCGCCCAGGTGTCTGCCGATGACCATATTCCACGTAGGACGCATATTCGGTCGGGTTGATAATTTCAATCTGGTAGTTATCCCCTATCCTCTGGATGTCACCCACCGTCCAGCCGCGCCTTAACGTCCCGCCCTGATATCCGGCCCAGTATTTTTGCTTTATAGCGCCGTTCTTTGACAGGAAGGTCTTTGTCTTGCCATCAGACCCCTTTACCTTTACTGTCTTCGGTCCATCCAGTTTAGGAGCCTTGCCTACCGGTGTTCTCTGCGTAACTTTCCTCAGCAGGCGGGAGGCTAATTCCTGGATGCATTCCCGGTTGAAAGCATCCCTCTCCTGCTCCAGACGTTCTATCTGCTTTTGCAGCTTCTTTATTTCCCGAAAATCAAAACTTCCGCCCTTTGCCATTACGCATACTCCTTCCATATCTCCAGAAGAATCTCCTGATGGGAGGAGTATACCGCGGCCTTACCACTCTGAGCATAACTCTCGGTCCGGCCCTGCTGGGTGACCTCA